TAGCAAAGGTATTTCACCTGTTTCATTATAAATGTCATGTATAGATTTATTTATAAAATCTTTAACTGCAGTTTGAATTCCTCTGCTTGAAGCAAAGTTAGCAGAAGTTAATTCGATTTCGTTTAGCTCTCTAAGAGTTCTGTTTGTTAAAGTTAAATATGTTGTTGACATTTATTCTCCTGATATATCAAGGGGGGATTGCTCCCCCCAAGATAATTAGCTATTAACTAAATGTTACGTTTTGTGCGTCTGTATCAGCATCTGATCCACCTTTATCAAGTGAAACCATAGTTGCCCATACTCTTACTTTTGCGTTAACTGCAGCAGTAGCAATAGTAGCTCTGATTGAATCAGCAGAACTATATGCAAAAGGTGCAGCTAATACAGCTTGTTGACCAGTAGAAGTTGGTGCAACTGCAGTAACGTATTGATCTCCGTCAACACTGTCACCTAATGCAATTGTACCAGTACCAGTACCAGCTGATAACACATCAAAACCTGCAGCAAGTACAACAGTATTTGCTGGGATTCCAATGATGTCAAAAGTGTCAGTAGCAGCATTAGTTGTAGAAGAAAAATCTACAACTTCTGAAGCTATTCTTACAGTATCGCTTGATGCTTTGATCAAAGCGTTTGTGTTTGAACTATTATAATCAGTCATTGTTTATATCCTCCTACGATTAACCAATTGTGATTACGCCAGATCTTACTGCTTCGTCTCTAAGAATTTTTCTTCCGAAAACGTGTAAGCCTCTAACGATATCAGCGAATGAATCAGGGTCTCTGATTAATTCTGTTTTTGCAATGTGATTAGCTGTTGCTATAGCAGATGAGTGTCCGTATAAGAACGCATACTCGTTAGCTCCAGCAGAACCAAATGTATTAGCAGAAACACTTCCACCAGATACAGCAATTGCATTTGTTGAGTACATGTTAAAACCAAATAATGGTCTGTCTGTGACTTTACCATTTCTGATTTGAGATGCACCGCCATCAGCCATTACTGATTGGTCAGAAAGTTTAGCACCTGATTTTCTTAATTGCTCAAAAAATTCAGGTGGTGCAACTAACCATCTATTTTCTTCTGGCACATCATTTTTATCTAAAACTTTTTTAGCCGCTGAAACAACGTCTGATAAAGTATCAGCTGCTGCATCACCATCAATTGGAGAAGCGTCAGTTCCAGTGTCGCCTGCAGATGTAGAAGCGTTATCGTAGATAAACTTCAATACATTGTAGTCGTAGTTTTTCTTTAATGAATATGCACCTGAAGAGGTTGCAAGAGCTTCAAAGTTAACATGAGATTGTCTTTCTTCAATATCATCTACTTTAAAAGCAAAGTATGAACCTTGATCAACTGTCATAGTAATTTGATCGTCAGCTAAGTCTTGTGTAGACACAGCTGTACCTCTTGCATAATCTGCAACAGTGATTGTTGGTTCTTTTATTATTTTAACAGTATCGCCAAAATTTTCAATTTCTCCAGCGTAATCAGTGTTAGTAATGTCTTCTACCACTGATGCTCTTCTGAAGAATTTTTGAACCTTCTGACTAAAAATTTGTGGAGTGAAATTACCTGAAGGTAAGTTCGAATATCCACCAGCACTTCCAAAAGCCATGGTTGTACCCTCCTTTAGTTTAGTTTAGTTGATTGTTTAACGTTGTTCAATCCTACCTTCTAAACGAGCAAGATCTATTTCTTTTTCTAATTTCTCAAATTCATGAGCTTTTAGTTTAGAAATTTCACTTGTAGTCCAAACTCTCTTCTTTGGCATATCAGTTTCAGTACTCTTCTTTGTTTTAGAAATTGCTTTAGCAGCTTCTTTCTTAACGTCAGTTTCCTGCTTTTTACTTAACTTACTAATGCCTTGATCCATTTTATATAAATCAATTGCTCTAGCAGCTAAAGTTGCATTAGATGTATTTTCATACAACCAACCTTGTATAGTAGGATCCTGTCTTTCAGCCCATTCATGAAATGAATTTTGTTTCCTTAATTCATTAAAGTCTGGGTGTAGTTTTAAAAGTTCTACTTCTGCTTTTTCTTTTGCAATTTGTTCCTGTTGTACTTTAAGATTTTTATATTTATCTTCAAGTTCTGCAGTTTGAGTAGTGGCCTTTTCTATAGCTATGGTTTCAACCATATCATATACATCGGGGTACTCTTTTCTCCATGCATCTAATTCTTGTTTAGATTTAGGAGGATTAAATTGCGAGTTTCCTGATTCTAATCTAGCACGCAAAGATTCTAATTCGTCCTTGTGTTTTTGAATAGTAGAATCATAGTGTCTTTTTAAATCGTCATAACGTTTCTTAAAGACTCTATCTTCAGCTCTAGCAGGGCGTTCAGCGATAGGAGTAGCCTGATTATCTGTTTGATCTGCAGTCTCTTCAGATGCATCGGTGTCCTTCTGTTCGGTTGCTGCGATTGCTTCTTTTTCTCTTTGTTCCCTTTGATATTTAGCTAACTCACCTTTTGCAAATGCTTCAACTTCGGGATCATCTTCACCTCTGTCTTTATGATAAGGATTTACATTTGGTACTTTAACTTGTTTCTCTTCGGAAACTTTCTTTTCTTCTTCCATTATTTTTACCTATTGGGTTGAGTGCCTTATGGATAAGGGTAGCTCGATTCCATAATTGTTGTGGGCTGAATTAGACTTGTTCAGTATCTATTGCTTGGTACTGTTCTTCTTCAGGTGGCACAGGTTGTTGATCCATCTCTTGTGTAGATGAAAGATCTGCTATAAAACTTTCTACAGCATCTCCCTCATCTGCCCCACCATATCTTTTAGTTGCAAAGTTTTTTACAACTGAGACTGGTAAAACTACGTTCTCTTCTTGCCCTGTAAACTGGTCAATTAATTGACTAGCATCTGGTGCAATTTTTTTAAGAACGGCTGCAACAGATGGAGCTAGAACTGTATCTAATACAATTTTATCTTCATCTGTTAGAGATTGAATTTTGTTTGCTACTTGTTCTGTAGGTTGTGCTGATTCCATTGGGGGTGCTACTCTTGTTTCAGCGGGTTTAATTCTTTTTGCTTGCATAGCTTCAGGTACTTTCATTTTACTCATGTCTGGAGCCTTTGGTGTAAATGGTTTTTTATCTACTAGTCCAGTTGTAGTAACTTTATTTCCTCTTTCTATTGCCATTAAATATGCCTCTTACCTTTTGCAATTATATCATTATATGTTTTATCAGTAACAAAATTACCAATTAACCAACATAAAGGTTCTCCAATACCTGCATAGATTCTTCCAAGTAAATCAAACTTACCTTGTTTCATTCTCCATGCAATATCATTTGCTCTATGTTGTGCAATATGTTTCCATATTTTTCTATATGTAGGATATTTTTTAATATGCCTAACAGTTGGTACTGCCCAAGATAAATATCCTTTAATATGTTTTTTAGTTAATTTACTATATGTAAATCTAATATCTCTTACCCAATCTTCTGTAAGCATCTCTCCTGTTTTATGTAACTCTGTACATATAACACGTTGACTTCCTCCAGTAGCTCCACTACCACCACTAGTTCCTGGTTTAGTTGTACCTGTTACTGGTGCAGATTTTTTAGCAGCTTTATAATCTTTTTCTTGCTTTTTCATATTTTGAGTATCATCATAAAACTTATCACCAGGCTTATAACCTTTTCTAGCAATTGTTTTTTCTCTAGTTGCAATTCTTTTAGCACCAGCTTTTTCTAAATTACCATATCTAGAAACTCTATTCATACCTGCATATAAATCAGTTGCAGGATTACCAGCTATTCTTTGGCCATCAACACTTCCGCCTCTAACATTAAAATATGTTTTATTTAAAGCTACAGCTCCTGCTGATTCACCAACTGGTTTTCCTATGGCTTTAGCAATTTGAGATATAGGCCCACTAGTTAATACTCTTCCTACACTATCTGCTAAAGTTTTTAAACCTGTGCTAACTTTTTTAAGTGCAGTTGGCTCTACTTCTATATCTTCTGTAGGTTGTGTGCCTGGATCTGCTTCTATATCCGTACCACCTATTTGTGCTGTAGGATCAGTTCCAAAAGAACCTACAGTTGGTTGTGTAGATTTAACTTCTTTAATTCCTAATGATGCAGCATCAGATGTCATAGCAGCTTTATCTGTACCGCTTGCACCAGTAATTTCAGCACCAGTTACAGCTCTAATAGATTTTGGATTGCCATCACCAATGTATACACCATCTTTATAAATTTTACCATCTACTCCTACTCTAAGAGTTTTTGCATTACCTTTACCTATAAGAACACCACCTTTGTATAAATTATTATCACTATCTACAGTAATAGATTTTGCATTTACTTTTGGTGTAGCTGGTTGTATTTGTGTAGGATCAAATCTTGTTTTAAATTTTTCTGACTCTGATCTAAATTGATTTACACCAGACATTTGATCCATACTACCACCTGTATCTCCAAGCATAGGTGGTCTTTGTAAATCTGCTAATTGTTCAGCATAAGTTTTAGTTGGTTTTTCTTCACCTATAAAAGAACTAGTTAAACTTTCTCTAGTCATCGGTAATTGTGGATCAATTTTT